ATGATTGAATACCATGCGGCTGACGCAGAAAGTGCTAGCGCGCAAAAGAACATTAAAAATGTCATACTGAATCATCCTTTGTTTTGATTAGTTGTTTTAGATGACTTCGATTAATTCTTCCCCCGACATATTCATTATAGTATAAATGTGGGTACAATAGAGCGTCGTGGATTACTTGTTCACGCATTTCAAGATAATTCATTTCACCCTTCGATGAACATAGATGTAGAATCTCCCTGGTAAAGTTTTCTTCTCCCAGTTTTATCACATCTGCTTTGAGTTCATTTGAAGACGACCAATATTGCTTCCAGTCAGAAGGAGCTTTTTCTCTTTTCTTTTTTCCCTTGACTGTTCTGGTCTTGGTGAACCAGAATTTCTTCTGGCCAAAGTAGATCCTACCATCTAGAAGATTGGTAATCTTGTAAACGAAACCGAGAGATGTGCCAATCTGTTCATCTGAGAATGGTTGATCTTTGTAAACCCACATATGAAAATAGCCTAGGTTGAATGCCTAGGCTATTTATACAAAATTCGCGAGAAAAATACACGATCTTTAGTCGTGTATTAGTTCACTTAAACCATTTCATTGGGTTCCAAGAACTTTGGTTCCAATTGCTAGAATTCCACATTTGGTTGAAGAAATCATTTGTTGAATAATCTACAGGCTGAGTCGGTTCATCTACCTGTTCTTCTTGTTTACCAATCGTTTCGGTAGAACCATCAGAATAATGAATCACAACTTTCTTAATCGTAACTTCTTCCATTTTCTTCATCCTCTTCATAATCATCTACACGGCTAATGTCAGCCCCACATGTCGGACAATACGCAATTGAATCAACATCGGCATCAGGGCCTTTCAAAATAATCTTACCAAATGACATACAGGATTGACATTCAAAAAGTCTTGATGCCATAAGTTTACCTCTTTTTAGTTATTGTCCCCACATGAATGGGCTCGGGGAATTTAGCCATAATCCAAGCCAGACTACGATCAATCAAGCCCGGCTTAACTGGTGTATTTATTGGGCTTCTTGGGGGTTCGCCGATTTCGAAGGCCTTCCCCGTGGCCGCCCTGGCTTTTTTACTTCAGCGATCTCCTCTTTCAGCTCTTCGGAGGATAGCTGAGGAATGAAACCAGCATCAGCAACGACTTTACGAGTAATATTGGGATAAAGATCGGTCAGCTTTTGATCTTTAATCGCGATGATGATCTTGGCCTCATTTGGATGCACAGCTTCAAGTAGCTGAATGAATAGGCTCTCTCGTTTCTTTGCTGTAAGATCCTTTCGGCAGAATAGATCAAACTTACGAATTTCCGATTTGAAATTCACATGACCAACGCCCTGAGGGGCTGGGTCTGGTCGGAAAGGCGGGTCACCATCCGGCAGAAGGAACTTACCTTCTGCCATAAATGCATGATAAAACATCTTACCAAGCGGTCCACCATTGCCAGTTTTCCTATAATCTGTTTGGAATAGACCAATATCTTTATTAATCTCATCCAACACTTCAGTGATAAATTTTTCAGCCATTACTTGCTCCATTTAACAAACGATAATTTAAAACAAAATTTTCAACGATCAACTTCAGAATGACCGACAGCATAATCTTTTCAGAGTCACCCATTTCTTTCCACGTTTGATACTGCTCAAGAACAGAAGTTGCAATCATCATGTATGTATCACGCTCAGAGATTGACAGAAGACCCCAATCAATGGGATCCTCTGTTTCGACGCTCTGAGCTAGATCAATCAGCTCATTAATATTCATCTTAGAAAACCACCTCGCACTGATTTCCGCTACAGGCCGCCCCAGCAAGGCTATCCGCATCAACAAACACCTTTTCTCGGAGTTCATTGGCAAAGTTAATATCAACTATGGTCTTCTGAATATTATTCCACTTATGAAGATTATAACAATCCTTGAGACAGAATGTCATCTTGGTCATGTCACCGTCAAAGTAATTATCAGCAAACTTCTTGGCTCGCCGAACCCAATCACGCTTCAGAACATCTTCAGAATCTTCGGATAGGGTTAGACCAAAGCCCATGGCTGTATCGCACGCAATCCAAAGATTTTGATTAAATGCATGAAGTGCTTCAACAACTAGACCTGATGCAAACAAAGCGCCCTCACCATACATTTCTAGAATCTGATTGGCGTCAAATACTTCAGTAAATGGTGCTTGAACATAAGCCCGATCGCCATATGAACTTAGTAGAGAAATACCAGCAAACCACTCACGGTTCTGATAGATGTATTCTTCAACGTCATTCCAATCATCAACGGTGATGGTATTACTAACATTATGACGAAGTCTGGAATCTCGACAAAGTTCCACGTTGGTACCAGCTTCAATCCAGTTCTGTTGGGCAAGTTTAACATATTCCAGCTGCTTAACTCCCATTAGATCTTTCTTATAGACAGAACCTTCTTTTGAGATAACTGGGAAAGCAACTACTACATCGGTACCATTGGCCGACCACACAGATCTCTCGACCATCTTGGGATTCACTTTTTCTAGTAGCTGAGCCACTTCATCCATACGATTCATTTGAACGTGGCGGAAATACCTAGGGGCGTGTTCGCCGTGGATACCAGAAGCTGTGCCAAGCAAAACCGATGCATTTCCGCTAGGTTTGACTGCTGTCGTGCGAGCTGCTTGATTAATGTCAATAATTTTTGACACTTGTGAATTTACTTGCTTGACTAGATTGGCGCCCTTAATCATATTTTCTTTATCAAATAGAATTTCAGGATTGTTCATCCATCCAGTAATTGATACGCCAATCAAAGCTTCCCGATCAGTAATTTGCTTTGTTGCGTCAGATAGATATTTGAAATTAGTATAACCGGCTTGAAGTGTGCCAAGGATTGAAGCTGCTTTACATGCGATTTCAAAATCTTCCCATGATTCGCACTTACCACCATTAATCTCAGTTAGATTACAGAATTGGAAACCGCTTTCACCAGATTCTGTGATTGGCAGCATACCGATTTCGACGCAGGGATTGAACAAAAATTCCTTACTGTCGGAAAAGATAAATCCAGGTTCGCCAAAATCTTTGACGGACTTCATAATATTAGCCCATTCTTCACGAGTTAATTCATCGCGAATTAGAATAGCAGAGTTATTGCTTCTGCCGCGCTGGGGATTATTTACAAACCAATCACCAGTCTTTGCTGTTAGCATATCTTGATCATTTTTATCAAAAACGCAGATAGTAGCTGAACGACGTACTCCACCGGAAAGTACAGCATCACTCATGTGCATAATAAAGTCATAAGCGGTAATACTATTCATCGGTGCAACCGGTTCATCCTTGAGAAGATTCTCAATCAGATCTTCACACTTGATTAGAGCATTACGCAGGCCATCCGGACCGGGCGCTTTAAAGCCACCAGAAATCATTGCGCCGGCTGGTCGAATCTTGCTGAAGTCAAAATGGACCTGACAACCCTTATATTCTGGATGAGTGCCACGCTCAGTGAAATAGCTACTTAGAAGAACACCAAAAGCATCTGACCAACCCTCGATTGAATCTGGGACGGTGAAGATTTTGACCTTCTTTGGAGAACGACGGGCCAGTTTGGGTAGCTTGGCGATGTGATGACGTTGAACAGAAAACCCAACACCAACGCCTGATAGCATTAGATACATTGCTTCATTAAAGAACGCTGGTCGGTCAACATAACTAACCGAACAGTTATACATACGCGATTCATGCTTGAAAATCTGGTCACCACCAAATTGAAGAGCACGCTGAGCACCAAGAACACGTTTTTCCTTATAAGCATTTTCAGCAAATGTCATCAGTTCTTCAAGTTCTGGTGTCATCTTATCGGCGTATTTTTGCCGATGCATATTCATTACGCGGGATACAGATTCTTCCCATGTTTCATATCGGTTTTCTGAATCAATCCAGCGACTATAGCCGGTATAGAATTTTGATTCAGAAAGCATTTTATTTCCAATATGCATATGATATCCTTTAGTTAGTTAATAGATCAAATGGCCCGAATTGTCGGGCCTTCATAAAATGTTTTTGGAGGATCTTATTACCCTAGTTTTACATTATTCTCAATCAGTTGACGGAACTGAATGAAACCTTTCAGATTACCGCTCCAGAGATTCTGATAACGATCAATGTGGGTCACCCCGTCTGTCGTGAACATATACTCTAATTTATCATTAAGAGAATCCAATACTTGCATTGGTGTTGCAATATGTTCGCTGGGGGAAGCGTGAACCTTGGCGCCGGTGAATAGCTTTTTATAGATATCATTGGCTTTTTCGAGTCCAATATTTTCGGTTCGATATGAAACAGCAGCGCAACAGGCCATTGAGTATGTGATTGCATCTTTTTCCGATAGCTCAACCATGTTTGAGTCAAAGTATCGAACATTATCAAATAGATCTTTCATAGGTTTCACGTATGGAAGATGCCATTCACCTGGAGCGAGTAGCTGTGGTTCAGACTCGGCTAGGAGTTCCTTGATATCAAAGGCTAGTTCTTGTAGTTCTGGTTGAGCATCAGTATCAGCTCGAAGCCAAAGAAAATTATTCCATTCGGTACCGGATAAAACGCCCTTAGCAATAGTATGCCAGTCATTGGGTCGATTTGACCATTGCTTATGAAGACCGAGTTCACTTAGATATTTCGAATAGTCTTTTGATGCCTGGATGGCGGTCTTCCAAATATGTTGAGTTTGGGCAACATCATCAACTTCTTCATTCTTTGCCACCATGCCAGCTTGATTCTTTAGCCAAGCTTTAGGGGCAAATGATTCAATTTCAACAAATTTTGCTGTTGGAATCGCGCGTGAACTGGAGAAATTTCGACTAAGGGCGCGATGTGTATTTAGTTCCGCGAGGAGAACCTTAGGTAGCTTGATTTCAAAAGTGGTTAAACGATGTCCTGCTGGAGAGATGGAATCAGCGAGAATGAAAGCTGTTCGGGATTTGGTCATAGGATTTCCTCATGATGACAATAATTAACATTGTGAACTAATACACGACTAAAGATTGTGTATCTTCGTCCGTCCCTATACCAACCAGGACTGGAGTCTTGGGCCTCTCGGTTTTACTGGCATATTTCTCTAGACGCGCGGGGATCATGGATCCCCGGTCGGCTGTTCCATCCGACCGAAACTGGTCCAGTAGCTGCTCATAGTCGATAATTTCTAGCTTGGTTTTCGCTAGAACGACCATAATAGTTTGGCTGGACATATTGCTTTAACATGGTTTGTCTAGAGTAGGTGGATGATGGTAACATCGCGACCTACTTTTGATTTGCATGTTTATTTTATCACTCGCGAATTTAATATAACACAAAAATAAAAAAGGGTCGATTTTGATCGACCCTGGGATCCTATTTAATGAAGATCAGTGATTCATTAATTTCTCTTGCTCGCGAACCCATGTTTGTAGACTTTCTAATTGCTGTCTGATTTCATGACAGGTTCCGTAGTTTCCTGCAACGGTTGAGGCTACGGCAGAGAGTTTAACTCCGGAGGCACTCGCA